AATGAGATAAAGATCCTACAGAAACTAAGAGAGCAAGAAAAAAGTAATGTATTAGTAATAGGGGACTTGCACGAACCTTTCTGTTTGGATTCTTATCTTGATTGGTGTAAAGAACAGTATGAGATCTATAATTGCACAGAAGTAGTCTTTATAGGCGATATAATTGATAATCACTACTCATCATACCACGAGTCCTCGGCAGATGGTTTAGGTGGCTTAGATGAGCTAGAATTAGCTATTAAACGCATATCTAAGTGGTATAACGCATTTCCAATAGCAACAGTCATAATTGGTAACCACGATCGTATTATAATGCGAAAGGCACAAACAAGTGCAATCCCTAGTAAATGGATAAAGTCTTATAAAGAAGTATTAGAAGTACCTAATTGGGAATTTGTAGAAAGATATGAATTAAATAATGTTCAGTATATCCACGGAGAAGGTGGTACTGCTCGTAGTAAGTGTCGTGCTGATATGATGAATACTGTTCAAGGACATTTACATACACAATGCTATACAGAACACTATGTTGGAAAGAATTTTAGAGTTTATGGAACTCAAGTAGGTTGTGGTATCAATCACAAGTCGTATGCTATGGCTTACGCAAAATATGGTAAACGTCCTGCAGTTGCCTGTGCAGTTATTCTTAATAATGGACAAACTCCATTAAACCTTTTAATGCCCTTATAGTCAATAAGTTAGGTATTTCTTAAATCTAAATTGTTAATAAGTTAAATAATTATTATGTTAATATAATAGTTAATTAAAATATTTATTATATATTTGTAAAGAATTTAAAAAAACAATTATGAAAATGAATATAGTAACACATAAATTTAATAAACAAGAATTTTTATTAAATGAAATAGAAACTGAAAAGTTTTTTGAAAAACAAGATATTACTTATTATACAGTAAAAACAAAAAAAACAATTAAAGATGTAATAAATTTTATTGTATGGTTTTTAATTGTAGGTATCGGTTCAGTTGGTTTATTAATGTTAGGTGCAATATTAGATAGAATATAATGAATAGAATACCTACACCTACCCCATTAACTGCCGAAGAATTAGTTGAAATGCAAAAGCAACACGAACTAGAAAGGCAAGAAAGACATTTAAAATATGATAATATTACTGTTGAAGCTAAATTAGTCTACTATAAAGGTACTACTGCAGCAGTAGGAACTCATTCTTATTTAAATAAACAATTTGCAGATATTAAAAAAGATTGGAACTCTGTAATTATGATAGGAACAGAAAGACAAAGATGTGCTGATGATACAGTAGATAATATCACAGGCACTTATACTTTAAATCTTACAGATAAAATGATAAAGGAATATGAAAATAATGACAAAAAACTTTTAATAATATGATACATAAAAACTTACACGATATAAATACTTATTGTTCACACGATAATGAAACAATGTTATGTGGAAAAGATGAGAATGGTAAAGAATTTACTATAACTATTTCTACATTTGAATTATTAGAATGGTTAGATATAGAACACTTAAAACAAAGTTTAATTAAATACATAGAACAAAAATGAAAAAAGAAAACAATTATTTAATAGCTATACAAAGCGAATTAAAAGCACCTAAGAATCAATATAATAGTTTTGGAAAATATAAATATAGAAGTGCAGAAGATATATTAGAAGCAGTAAAACCATTACTTAAAAAATATAATTGTTATTTAACAATAACAGAAACTACTAAAGAAATTGCAGGTTATTTAGTTTTAAATTCAAAAGTAGAAATATCAGATGGAGAAAAAACTTTATCAGTTGAAGCACAAGCAGGTATTAATCCTCAACGTAAAGGAATGGATATAGCACAATCTTTTGGATCTAGTAGTTCTTATGCTAAAAAATATGCTCTTGGTAATTTATTTTTATTAGATGATACTAAAGATGCTGATAGTAATAAAGTAAATGAACCTATTGGTAAAAAAGTTTTATCAAGTGAAAAATTTAATGCTATGTTGAAAGCATCAAATGAAGGAAAAAAAGATCTAGTAAAATCTAAAATGGAAGATTATATTTTATCAGATAATCAACTAAAGGTTTTAAATACAACTTTAAATAATAAATAAATAAAATAATAATAAAATGAAAAATGTAATAGAAGGAAAATTAGTAAAAGTATTTGATTTAGAAACAGGTATCTCTAAAGCAGGTAAGGAATGGAAAAAGCAATCAATCTTAATAGAACAAGATACTAAGTATAATCCTGAGGTTATGGTTACTTTTTTTGGAGATAATGTAAATAAAATAAAAATTAATGAAATAGGAAACATTGTAAGTTGTAATATAAATTTATCATCTAGAGAATATAAAGGTAAGTATTACCACAATATAGATGGATATACTTGTAATGTATCTGATATTATAAATGATAATAAACGTATATTATCTTCTTATGTTAATAATGATGCTAGAAAGACTAGGGAAAATAACGCTTATAGTTATATGTCAATAGAAAATGATAATCAACCATTTTAATTATGACAGATAGAGAAAAATTTGAAAAGATTTGTGATCTTACTACAAATATAGTAGGATTAGATAGAGGATCTTTAGCTGAAAAGACTAGGAAAGAAACGATACATATACCAAGAATGGTTGCATCTATAGTAGGTAGATTAGTTCACGATATACACCCTAATGTAATAGCTAAAGTTATTGATAGAGATAGAACATCTATATTACATTATGAGAAATTACATACTGTAAATTATGCTACATTCCCTAAGTATAGAGAATTATTTAATCACGTTTATAATATGTATAATGATATTCTTAATTTAAAAAGAAAATTTGAATCTAAGGAAAAGATAAGAATGTTATTAGTTAAATCAGGTATAGATGTTAATGTAAAGAAACCACAAGTATATATTATAATAAAAAGTGGATCTATAGTTTATAAATTAAAAACTAATTATTTTTATTGTTCAGAAAATATTAATGTAATAAAAGATGTTTTCAAAGATTATAATTATACTTTAGAAATAAAAACTATATGAAAGAAAAACCAAATTACTATGCTATTTTAACTGCTGAGGTTAGATATAATAAAGATCTTACTCCTAATGCTAAATTACTTTTTGCAGAAATAACTGCTTTAGAGAATATGAATGGTCAATGTTTTGCAAGTAATAGATACTTTGCAGATTTATATGGTAAATCTAAAACAAGTATATCAAAGTGGATAAGTCAATTAGAATCATTTGGTTGTATAAAAACTACATATACATACAAAGATGGTAGTAAAGAAATTGATAAGAGGTATATAACAACTATTAAAGGGGGTATTGAAGAAAAGTTAAATACCCCTATTGAAGAAAAGTTAAAGGATAATACTACAAATATTAATACTAATATTACATATAGTAATAAAAGGGAGTTTTTTAAAAAACCAAATGTTTTAGAAATTAAGGATTATTGTTTAGAAAGAAATAATAATATAGATGCTGATTCTTTTTTTGATTTTTATGAATCTAAAAATTGGTTTGTAGGAAAAAATAAAATGAAAGATTGGAAAGCTAGTATAAGAACTTGGGAAAGAAGAAATAAAGATCAATCTAATAAAAGTAAAATAAATACACAGATATCAGAATGGCAAAAAGCAAAACAATTAATAGAAAAAATACAATAGAATTAGATGAGTATTTTGCATATAGTGGTAAAATTGAAATAAATGGTAAATTTACAAGTAACTATGAAAAATATAATTACAATAAAAATACCTTTATAAATAATGATATGACAAAATATGTGTTGAGAGATTATAAAAAAAGTAAAATTTAAAATAAATAAAATGGAAACTATATTAACAATACTATTAGCATTAGCAACTTATGGATTTGGATTTCTTAGTGGTACTATTTCTAATCAAGATAAAACAGAAATAGAAGAAGATCATAATCAATCAGCTATACACTTTAATAGTATAAGTAAAGATGATTAAGACATTACAAGAAGAAAATAAAAAAGAACTTATTGAAAAGGTAATAGATCTTATAGGTTTAACTTCTGTATCTCTAGGACATAGAACAGATGCTGATACTATTTTTACATTAGCACAGATATTTGCTGAAGATTTACAAACAGAAAACAGATTTAAAAGACTGACTTTTAATCAAGTACAAGATGCTTTTAAAATAGGTGTAAGGTTTAGCGAGTTTGATCCTTATATAAATATTAGAACATTTTACAGATTCTTGATTAGTCATAAAAAAACTATAGACTCTGCTTACTATGATGTTCATACACTAGGTAAGAATCCAACACAAGTACTATATTATCAACCACCTAAAAAATTATTAAAATGAATGAAGAAGAACATACAGGAATACCTGCAGTAGATAAACTAATAGAAAGTATATTAAAAGATGAAAAAGAACAAGTTGAATTAACTTGTTGTGGTGTAGAGATAACTACATTAATATCTGATAATGGTTTATGTCCAATTTGTTTAGAAAATATATGAAAATATTAGAATTATTTGCAGGAAGTAGATCAATAGGTAAAGTAGCAGAAGAATTTGGATATAAAGTTTTTTCTGTAGATATTAAAAATTTTGAAGGAATAAATTTAGTAAAAGATATAGAATTTCTTAATGTAAAAGATATTCCTTTTAAACCTGATATGATTTGGGCTAGTCCCCCTTGTACTACATACTCTATTGCAGCTATAGGTCATCATAGAGATATGGGAAAACCTAAAACAGATTTTGCTGCAAAAAGTGATAGATTAGTTTTAAATACTTTAAAATTAATTAAGGAATATAATTGTATATATTTTATAGAAAACCCTAGAGGTTATATGAGGAAGATGAATTTTATGTTAGGAATACCTAAGACTACTATATGGTATTGTAAGTATGGTTTTAAAAATGCTAAACCTACAGATATTTTTAGTAATCATATTTATTCTTTATTTAATAATAATGGTTGGAAACCTAGACCTAAATGTTATAATGGTAATATTAAATGTCATCACGAATCAGCACCTAGAGGATCAAGAACAGGAACACAAGGATTAAAAGATAATTATGAAAGAAGTAAGATACCTTATGAATTATGTAAAGAAATAATTAAATCAATAACAATATGAAAACAAAAGATAAAGTAATATATTGGTTAGATAAATATCCAAAACTTAGAGATGATGATAATAGACTTTGTGCAAATATTTGGGCTGAAGAATTAGAAGATCTAGTATTTGTAGAGAAATCTAATATAAAAGATTTTTTAAGGTTATATGCTAGTAATAAATTAACATCAGCACCTAGTATAAAAAGAGCAAGAGCAAAGTTACAAGAGGAATGTCCTAAATATAGAGGAGATAAGTATAATTTAAGAAAAGGTTTATTACAAGATAAATGGAGAAAAGATTTAGGTTATGAAAAAAACCATTAGTAAATTAAAAAAAGAATTAGATAAGTGGTTTAGTTTATATATTCGTTTAAAAGATTCTGATGATTTTGGTATGGTTAATTGCTATACTTCAGGTAGATCTTATCATTATAAACAGATTCACGCAGGGCATTTTATGAGTAGAAGGCACTTAGCAACTAGATGGTGTGATAAAAATGTTAAGCCACAGTCAGCAGCAGATAATCTTTTTGGACAAGGGGAACAGTTTAAGTTTGGAAATCAATTAGATAGTGAATATGGAATAGGTACTGCTGAAGAATTACAAATAAAAGCAAGACAGTCTTGTAAAATTTCTAGAAGTGAATATGAAGAAAAGATAAGTTATTACAAAGAGATTGTTAAAAACTTAAAAAAAGAAAAAAATCTAGAATAATATTTTTTTTATATTTGGTTTATGACAAAACCTATTTTTGCAAATACTATGCATCAAATAATTGTCAATGATTATTTAAACCTTATGTTATCTTTTACTAAAGAGATTTCTACAAAAACAAAATATCAAAATTTTAAAGAAGTACTAGATCTAATTATTGAATATCACAATAGTTATGGAGAAGATGTAGAGCAAGGTAATTGGAATGATTGGTTAATGATTATTCCTGTAAATACTTCTGTAATGGTCAATGGATATTTTGCAGGTATATCTACAAAAAGCAATTTAGAAATAATAAAATCATATAAACTTTTATTAGATAATAGTTTAGAATTGTTAGTAAGAGATCTTAAAGGAATAGAATTTACTAATGAATGAAATATATCAAATAGTAGGAGATTGTAGAAAAACATTTATAGAGATGTCTTACACTTACAGTCAAGATATAAATGAAATTGAAGAAACAGTTGGAGAATTAATGCTTTATTTTTTACAGATGAATCCTGATACTCTTAGATCTATATATGAAAAAGATGGTAAAAAAGGAATTATATCTTACGGTGCAGTAGTATTAAGAAGAAGTTTTACAAGTCCTAGAAGCCCATATTATTATAAATATAAAAAGTATTATACACATATTGATAGTAAATCAAGTAATATCACTTATGATAATTCAGATGTTTATCATAAGAAACATTTATATAATATACCTAATTCTGAAGAATATCAACAATGGCAAAAATTAGAATTAATTGATCAGGCTTTAGATAATTTTTATTGGTACGATAGAGATGTTTTTAAATTATACTATTATGAAGGTAATACTTTAACAGGACTTGCGAAAAAAACAGGCATTAGTAGAAACAGTCTGTTTACAACTATAGATAAAGTAAGAGAACAACTTAAAGACTTATTAGATGAATAAGTTTTTTGTAAGTGATGAGGTTTATAAAGATAGGCTAGACATTTGTAAAGGTTGTGATTATTATTTTAGACCTACAGGAAGTTGCAAAGTTTGTTTGTGTTTTATGTCAATCAAGGCACGTATCAGTTTAATGGAATGCCCACAGAAGTATTGGTTAAAGACTAAGGAACTTGAACAACCTGAAGGAATACCTGAAGAACTAATAGAAGAAGTATTATTAATATGGAAAGATATAAAAACAGGAATAGCAAAAAATCAAGCAGTTAAGAAAAGAATGATAACATTATTTAACACAATCTATGGAAGTAATTATGATACAGGTACAAGTTGTAGTACCTGCCTAAGTGATTGTTTTAAAGGAATAAAAAGAATATATGAAAAATACAGATAAGACACCAAACTATTATAGAGGAAAAGTATATGGCTATAAAGCATTTGATATAATAGAAGATTATGAATTAAATTATAATTGTGCAACTGCACTTACTTACATTTTAAGAAGTGATAGAAAACATAATACACCTAATGAGTGTTTGCAAAAAGCTATAGATCATTTAGAAAATGAATTAAAAAATTTAGAGAAGAAGAAAAAGAAGAATGTTAGAATAAGTCATATTTAAAGGAGAGTAGGCATATTGCCATAATAATTGATTAAATGTTTTTTATGCTCTCCTTTATTTTAAAATTAATACTATGTTAATATATCAATGTAATAAATGTGCAATAACTAAACAATTAAGTAAAATTGTAATGAAAATAATTGACAACAAAGTTTGTCATATTGGATCAGAATGTCCTAAATGTGGAGAATATATGCAAGAAGTAGAAAAAGAGTTTGGTGGATTTCCTTCACTTAAAAGAACTGAACCTACTTTATCTAACAGAAAAAATAAACTTTGGGGTGGTGTTAAAGACAGATTAAAATAAAAATCAATAAATTCTATTATATACTATGAAACTAGAAATCAATAAGTTAAAACCAAATAAAGAAAATCCACGAATAATAAAAGATTATAAGTTTAAAAAACTTGTAAAGTCTATAAAAGAATTTCCTGAAATGATGGAGTTAAGACCAATAATTGTAGATGAAGATATGACTATTTTAGGTGGTAATATGAGATATAGAGCAAGTATTGAAGCAGGATTAAAAGAAGTGCCTGTAAAAATAGCTAAAGATTTATCAGATGAACAAAAGCAAGAATTTATAGTAAAAGATAATGTAGGTTTTGGGGAATGGGAATGGGATATATTAGCAAATGAATGGGATTCAAAAATTTTAGATAAATGGGGGTTAGATATTCCATTTACAGAAGATGATGTAGAGGAAATGAGTAATCCAAATAATATTGATACAGAGAATATATTTGCAACAGAATTAGATAGAGAGAGTAATTATATAGTTTTAAAGTTTGACAATGATATTGATTGGATTCAAGCAAAAACATTATTTGGATTAAAAACAGAAACTGCTAGAAGGCAAAATGGTAAACCTTGGAGTAGTGGAATTGGTAGAGTTTTAAATGGAACAGAAGCAATTAATAAATTAACAAATGAAGATTAAAATATTTGCACCATCATATAAAAGACCTGAAAAAAGCATAACACAAATAACGTATCCATTTGTCAAGTTAATAGTAAGAGAAAGTGAAGCAGATGAATATCGTAAAAATGGCAATGATATTATTGTATGTCCTGATTCTGCACAAGGTAATTTATGTAGAGTAAGAAATTGGATTTTAGATAATTTATATGAAGATGCAGATTGTATAATAATTTTAGATGATGATTGTAAATCCATAGGTAGATGGCATAATCAAAATGATATAACTTTTAGTGAAAATGAATTAATTGAATTTTGTGAAAGTTCAAGTATTTTATGTAGAGAATTAGGATATAAATTTTGGGGTTTAAATTGTGTTACAGATAAAGGTGCTTATAGAGAATATACACCATTTGGTTTTTTACAATATATTGGAGGACCTTTTCAGGCTCATCTTAAAGAAAGTACAATTAGATATGATGAAAATTTACCATTAAAAGAAGATTATGATATTACATTGCAACATATTAAAAAAAATGATGGGTGTTTAAGAATTAATTATGCTCATTATAATGTTAAACAAGCTGAACAAACAGGTGGTTGCTCAAATATAAGAAATCTTAAAAAAGAAAAACAACAATTTTTTGCTTTACAAAAAAAATGGGGAAAGGATATAGTTAAAAGAGATAAAGGAAGTAAAAGAAGTTTTGATTTTAATCCTATAATAAAAGTACCAATTAAAGGAATATAAAATGAACGAAAGTAGACACATAAAAAAGGAATCAATATTAAAAGCATTAGAAAAGTCTTTAGGAGTAGTTACTGTAGCTTGTAAACAAGCAGATGTTCCACGTTCAACATATTACAAGTGGTTAAATGAAGATGAAGAATTTGCAAAGGCAGTAAAAGATATTGAAAACATAGCATTAGATTTTGGAGAAAGTCAATTACATAAACAGATAGGGGATGGAAATACATCAGCTACTATATTCTTTTTAAAGACTAAAGGAAAGAAAAGAGGTTATGTAGAAAGAAATGAAGTAGATCTTACATCAGGAGATGAACCAATTAAAATTAATGTAAATATCAAAGGGGTTGAATATTGATACTGAATTTACTCATACTCAAGGACAAGCAATAGAATACTTATTTGATAAGAAAACAACAGAAGTATTATTTGGTGGTGCAGCAGGTGGTGGTAAGTCTTGGGTAGGTTGTAGTTGGTTGATTTTATTATGTATTAAATACCCTAAGACTAGATACTTAATGGGTAGATCTAAGTTAGACAGTTTAAAAAAGACTACTTTAAATACTTTCTTTGAAGTTTGTCAGACTTGGGGAATCTTAGCTAATAAACACTACAATTTTAATGCAGGATCTAATATCATAAAGTTTTATAATGGTAGTGAGATAATACTTAAAGACTTGTTTCTATACCCATCAGATAGGAACTTTGACAGTCTAGGATCATTAGAAATTACTGCTGCTTTTATAGATGAAGCAAATCAAATAACAGAGAAAGCAAAGAACATAGTAGCATCTAGAATGAGATATAAGTTAGATCAATATGATTTAATACCTAAACTCTTAATGACTTGTAATCCTGCAAAGAATTGGGTTTATACTCAATACTATAAACCTGCTAAAGAAGGAGTAGAGAAAGAACATAGAAAGTTTATACAAAGTCTTGTAGATGATAATCAATTTATTTCTAAACATTATAAATCTCAGCTATTAACTTTAGATGAATTAAGCAAACAAAGACTTCTATATGGTAATTGGGAATATGATGCTACTAATGATAATTTAATAGAATATGATGCTATTCTAAACTTATTTAGTCAATATGGAATAGAGGGAGATAAATACATAAGTTGTGATGTAGCACGATTTGGAAGCGATAAGACAGTTATAATGTATTGGGAAGGGCTACATATTAAAAAGATAAGAACTATGCTTAAATCGGCTGTAAATGAGGTTGTAGAGCAAATAAGGTTATTACAACAACAATATTCTGTAAGATTGACAAACATTATAGTTGATGAAGATGGAGTAGGTGGTGGAGTAAAAGACTATATGAGATGCAGAGGATTTGTAAATAATTCAAGAGCAATAAAAGGAGAAAACTATCAAAACTTAAAAACACAATGCTATTATAAATTAGCTGATCTAGTTAATACTGCACAGATTGGAATAGAATGTAATGATATAAATTCTAAGAATCAAATTATAGAAGAATTAGAGCAAGTAAGAACTAAAGATGCTGATAAAGATAATAAGCTACAGATAATACCTAAAGAAACAGTTAAAGACATAATAGGTAGATCTCCTGATTATGCAGATGCTATAGCTATGAGAATGTTTTTTGAATTAGATGGTAACTTTGGTAAATATTTTGTGCAATAAAAAAGGTGCAACTCTAAGAATCACACCTTTTTCTAACAAAAACTTTATGAAAATGGGTACAATAATACAATTTTAAACTAAAATAAACTAATTTCTATTATATATTATGCGATTACAAATTAATAAAGATGGCAAAGAGAGTGTTTACACTTTAATAAATAGTTGGAGTGATGTAACTCTTGACAAGTGGATTAAACTAATCAGTAAAAAAGAAAAAACTACTAGTCAAGAAGCTATAGAAACATTAAGTGTATTAACTGATATTCCTAAAAAGTTAATTAAAGAATTATCTATTAATGATGTAGCAGCTATAATGAAAAGAATATCTTA